TTATAAGTTTTTAACAAATATAACTATTTTTATTTATATTTGCGTAAATGATAAATTTAAACATAAAAGCATTATCAATTAATAAAGCATTTCAAGGTCGCAGATTTAAAACGCCTGAATACAATAAATTTATTTCAAACATGTTGCTAATTTTACCTAAATTAAAAGACGTGCCAACAAAAGATATTCGTTTAAAAATTGATTTTGGTTATAGCTCAAAACTTAGTGATATTGATAACGGTTTAAAAACTTTTTTGGATTGTTTAGTTAAAAAATATGGCTTTGATGACAGGTATATTATTGAGTTACATGTAACCAAAACAATAGTAAATAAAGGTCAAGATTATATTAAATTTGAATTTTATTAGATTGATAATCAATTAGTTACAAAATATTATGAAAATAAATTTTTTTATTCAAAAGTTTATTTATATATTTGCTAAATATTAATCAATTAAATACTACCAAATGAAACAACTACATGAAGCTTTACGTGAATTTAACAAAACAAATCCAATTCTTAATCCTAGATTGTGCCTTAATGAATCAACAGGTTATTACATTGTAACATTAGCATTTAGTAAAAAATATTGTGAATCAAAAAATCTAAAAGTTATATTATGAGCGAATTAGAACAACAAACACAAAGAGCATTAATTGTTTTCTGCTCACTTGCAATGGTACAAAATGAAATGTACACGTATTTCTTAGGACGTTTTCGACATTTAGAAAAGCAAAAATTTAATGATTTGATTCGAGCTTCAGATATGTTTGTTAAAACCATTAACCATAATTTAGATGAAGTAAGTTTAAAGGCAGTAATGCAAATGGATGAAAACATGCACAATTTTATTTATACATTAATTAAAAATGAGGATTTTATAGAACTTAAAAAATAAAAATTATGAAAATAAATTTAACACATAATATTTTAAATGATAAATATACAGAATATGTATATGAAGCATTTGATATTCAAAACAAAAATGAATCAAATGTTACTATTGACGCAAATTTAGAAAATTTACCTGAAACATGGAATATTGGAGTTGTTTATGGTGGTTCTGGAACAGGTAAAACTACTATCTTAAAAAATTATTTTAAAAAAGAAATGGACAAATCTTATTTTGATAATTCAAAATCATTAATTTCTAATTTTGATTGGTTAGAACCAAAAGAAGCTGCTTTTTTATTATCTGCAATGGGTTTATCTTCTGTTCCAACTTGGTTACGTCCTTTCAATACATTATCAAATGGTGAACAATACAGAGCAAATCTTGCTTATATTGTTGGTAGTTCAAAAGAAAATGAAATAATTTTAATTGATGAATATACTTCAGTAGTAGATAGAGATGTAGCAAAAGCAATGTCTAATGCTTTACAAAAATATATTCGTAGAACAAATAAAAAAATAGTTTTAGCATCATGTCATTTTGATATAATGGAATGGTTACAACCAGATTGGATTTATTCACCACAAAAAAGGCGTCTTGAAACAGCGTCATTACTTCGGCGACCAGAAATTGAACTTCAGATATTTCGATGTAGATATGAAACTTGGAATTTATTCAAATATAATCATTATTTAACTGAAGATTTAAACAAATCAGCAAAATGTTATGTAATATTGTTTAATGATAAACCAATTGCATTTATGGCAATTTTACCTTTTCCAAGTGGTGTAATTAAAAATGGATTTAGAATATCAAGAATTGTAGTTTTGCCTGATTTTCAAGGTTTAGGAATTGGATTTAAAATTTGTGATTGGTTTGGTCAAATTTATAAAAATATTAATAAAACAATTTATATAAAAACTTCAAATCCAGCATTATGGTTAGTTTTTAATAATTCTAAAAATTGGTTATTTTGTGGAGAAACTTCAGGAGAAAAAAAAGCTGAAATGATGCAAAGTAAAAAACAAAAAAGTAAAGGTGATTACAACACGTCTTCAAGAATTTCAAAATCATATAAATTTATAGGAATTAAAAATAATATAAATACAAATTTAATAACTTTTAATGCAGATGCTTGGAAAAATGTAGCTCAAAATCAAATATCAATGTTTTAATAATAAATCAATAATCAATAATCAATAAAAAAAAAATCATGGAAAAAACGACAAAATCAATTGAAATCAAAAAAATGTTAAATGAAAAAAAATCAGCTAAAGAAATATCTTTATCTTTAAATGTTAGTTGTGCTTACATTTATAAAATAAAAAAAGATATGAATAAAGTTGTATAATTAAATTTTATTTATTATTTTTGTAAAAGTTAATGCGTTGAGGGATGCTATTTTAAATTAACTAACTTATTAACCCATTGCTTGCGGAGCCCTCACTCCAAAGGCATGGGTTTTTTTTATTACATAAAATTATGAGAAAAATATTTGAAGAATGCGACGGAAATAGTACAATTGAATTAACAAAATCTACTGTTGATACAATACATATTTTTATTGAATGTCCAGAAGATAAATCAAGAAATACTGAATTAATATTTAATAATAATACTATTTTAGAAATTATTAGCGAATTATCAAAACTATTAATATCTTAATTATGTCAAAGAATTTTCCTTATTTTAAATTTGAACCCAATGAATGGGAAAATGGAAATATTCAAATATTTTCACATGCTGAAAAGGGAATATTTATAGATTTATGTTCAATGTATTGGTCTAGATTAGGAGATGTTTCTTACAAATTAGCAGTACAAAAAATATGCGGTGGCAATGCGAACGCATTACAATCGCTTTGCGATGGCAAAATATTTGATATAATTGATGATAATATTTACATCAAATACCTATCAGAACAACTAGCAGAATTTGAAAATGTTAGTGAAAGGAATAGTAAAATAGCTCGTGAAGGATGGGAAAAAAGGCGTAAACAAAAGGATATAAGCGAACGCAATGCGAACGCATTACAATCGCAAAGCGAACGCAATGCCATAAGAGAAGATAAGAGAATAGAAGATAATATAAATATACACTTTGATATTTTTTGGAATCTTTATAATAAAAAAGTTGGAGATAAAAAGAAATTAGAAAAAAAGTGGAATAAATTAAAAAATGATGAACGTCAAAAAATAATTGATACTTTGCCTAATTTTTTAAATTCAATAAAAGACAAACAGTATTTGCCATATCCAGAAACTTATTTAAATAATAGCAGATGGAATGATGAGGTATTAATTTCAAAGCCTATTCTTAGGGATGAAGAATTTATGCGTAACGCTGGAAAAATGTAAATATGGAAAATTATAGTTATTACGGTATTGAAGTACCTAGCAATAAAAATAGCGGAGAATACAAAACAACTTGCCCTAAATGTTCTCATACTCGAAAAAAGAAAACAGATAAATGTTTAGGAGTTAATTTGGATAAAAACGTTTGGAATTGTATTCATTGTAATTGGAAAGGCAGATTAAAAGAAAATAAACCTATGGATAAAAAAATATACTCAAAACCAGTTTGGAGAAATAAAACGGACCTATCCGATAAAACTATAAAATATTTTGAATCCCGTAAAATTAAACAAGAAACACTAATCAAATTTAAAATTACAGAATCAATTGAATATTTTACAGAATTTGGAAATGTTAATTGTATTAACTTTAATTATTTTGATAGTAACAACGAGCTAACTAATATCAAATATAGAGGTCCTAAAAAGAGTTTTAAGCTACATAAAGACTCAAAGCTTATAATGTACAACCTAAACAATATAAACTTCGCAGAAAGGATTTATATCGTCGAGGGAGAGCCTGACTGTTTAACATTGGACCAATGCGGTTTTAAAAACGTTTTATCAGTTCCTAATGGTGCTAGCACAGGTGCAAACAATTTATCCTACTTTGACGATATTGTTGACTTATTAGACACTTGCCCTGAAGTATACTTATGTTTAGATAATGATATTGCGGGTAGGAACTTAAGAGACCAACTAGCAGACCGAATAGGTAAAGAAAATTGTAAGATAGTAGAATTTAAAGATTGCAAAGATGCCAACGATTGTTTAGGTAAATACGATTTACAAGCAGTTATCGAAAGTATTGCAAGTGCTAAAGATTATCCTTTAGAGGGTGTTTTTACAGTATCGGACCTATCGGACGATATTAATGATTTATACGAAAATGGCTTAGATAAAGGTGTTGATTGTAAAATAGACGGATTCAATTTAAATATCGTTAAAGGCTATTTATCAATTATAACAGGTATTCCATCACATGGCAAATCCGAATGGTTAGATAATATTTGCGTTCATTTACGTAGGCATCACAATTGGAACGGTGCTTTTTATAGCCCCGAAAACAGACCTAGTCAATTACACTTTAGTAAATTGGCACGTAAAATTATAGGTAAAGCTTGGGACGGACCAAATAGAATGAGCCATTATGATTTAGATAATGTTAAAAAATACCTAAACAATAAATTCTTTTTTATTAAACCTGAAACTGATTTTAGTTTAGATTCTATTTTAAGCCATTGCAAACAACTTAAAAAACGTAAAGGTTTAGATTTTTTTGTTATTGACGCATGGAATAAGTTAGAACATAAAGGGGATGGAAGTACAAATGATATTGGTAGGTCCTTAGATAAAATAGTTACTTTTTGTGAGGTTAATAACGTACATTGTTTTTTGGTAGCTCACCCAACTAAAATGAAAAAAACAGACGGTAAAAACTTTGATATACCTACTCTTTACGATATTAACGGTTCGTCAAACTTTTACAATAAAGCCGATAATGGCATTTGTGTTTATAGGGATAAAGCTTTAGGCGTTGCTTATGTTTATACTCAAAAAGTAAAGTTTAGCCATTGGGGAGAAGAAAGTATGGTTTCTTATGCTTATGAGCCAAATAGCACCAGATACTACAAAGGAACTCCAGACTTTAGTAATTGGATTAATGACGTTCAAGAACAAAAAAGTTTTAACTTAGAACCTAATAATGATTTCTTAAATAATGATTTAATCAATAACAATATCGAAAACCCATTCTAATATGAAATACTTTGAAATTTTATACATAGCCCCTATTTGCCAAAAAGTAAATATTAACAATTGGCAATTCTTAATTTATTGTAATTAAATTTTTTTATTCAAAACTTTATTAATATATTTACCACATGAAAAAAATACTACTCACATCTTTTGCGATTGTAGCTCTAATGAGTTCTTGCAAAAAAACAGAAACAATTAAACCTGAACAAGCAACCGTTGAGGTTTATCACAAAATGGCTAACTTCTCTACTAATCTTAACGGATTGAAGTCTTTTCAATCTCAAAGAATTGTTGAAACGATTGATGTTACAGACGAGGATTTAATAATGTACGCTAAAAACAACGTTAAGTACGCTAATGATTCTATTTTCATTAAAGTTACTTACAAAGGAGTTACTAAACAAGCAGGTGCTAAAATTAACAGTCTTTATGTTACTGTTGGTAATTGGCAATTAAGAGGATTTTAATTGAAAAAAACAATATAATAACAATATAATGGCATTTAAAAAAGGAGTAAGTGGGAACCAAAATGGGCGTCCTAAAGGTGTCCAAAATAAAATGACTCAATCTGTTAAAGAGGTTTTTAATAAAGTATTTGATGAACTTCAAGAAGATAAAGAAGCTAATCTTTTAAATTGGGGAAAAAATAATCCAACTGACTTTTATAAATTGTGTTCTAAACTTATTCCTAATGCCGTTGACGTTAAAGGCGATTTATTAGTTGCTAATTTTGATTTAAAAGGAACTATACAACAATTCTTTGATGAGGGGAACACCGAAACAGAAACTAGCACTAGCAAAACTAACTGATGACTTTACAAAGATTGTACTGTATGGCGGTGGTGCTGGTGGCGGTAAGTCTTTTTTAGGTTGTTTTTGGTTGCTATCAATGTGTATTGCATATCCAAATACACGTTGGTTTATTGGCCGTGAGGAATTAAAAAGAATTAGACAGTCTACATTAATTAGTTGGAGTAAAGTATGTTCACTTCTTGGATTTTCAGCTTATTCAATTAATGGTCAGGATAATTATATTGCATTATCAAATGGTAGTCGTATTGATTTACTTGACTTGCAATACCAACCGAGAGACCCACTTTATGAAAGGTTTGGTTCTCTTGAATATACAGGTGGTTGGATTGAAGAAGGTAGCGAAACAAATTTTGGTGCCTATGATGTTTTAAAAACCCGTATAGGTAGACACTTAAACGATGAATACAATTTAATATCAAAAATGTTAATCACTTGTAATCCTAAAAAATGTTGGATACATAGTGAATTTTACAAGCCATTTAAAAATAATGAATTACCAAAAGAACATTGTTTTATTCCATCATTAGTAGCCAACAATCCGTTTATTTCAGAAGACTATATTAACAATTTAAAGTCAACAAAAGACAAAGCTAAAAAAGAACGTTTGCTTTATGGTAATTGGGATTATGAAGACAATCCAGACCAATTAATTGATTACGAAAGTATGTTAGACTACTTTGCTAATTATCATGTACCGAGAATAAACAAATACTACATAACTGCTGATATAGCTCGAAAAGGAAAGGATAAAACAATTATTCGTGTTTGGGATGGATTAGTTTGTATTCATAGACGTGAATTAAAGGTATCTAAGGTAACTGAAAGCGCAGAGTTGATAAAACACTTAGCTATTGAATTTAAAGTGCCTATGAGTAGCGTTATAGTAGATGAGGACGGTGTTGGGGGTGGTGTTATGGATATTTTAAACTGCAATGGATTTGTAAATAATAGTAAAGCTTTATTCGGCGAAAATTACGCTAATTTAAAATCACAATGTTCCTATGGTATGGCTAAACTTATTTGTGATAAACAAGTTGCTGAGGTTTGCAATGATACTGAAATTAAAAAAACAGTTATTGAAGAGATGGAACAGGTTAAACAAGCCAATATAGACGACGATGGAAAGGTCGCTATAATTAGTAAAGATAAAGTTAAGGATATATTAGGACGTTCTCCAGATGAGTGGGATTCTATTATGATGCGCTTTTGGTTTGAAATAAATAACACTACTTTCTTTTTTGGTTAAAATAATTTGTATATTTGTAAAAAAAATAGTATTTAATGGGATTTTTTCAAAACTTATTTAATTTTAAAACTAATCTATCACTAAATGATAGACAAACCATTTGGCGTATGTTTGGCTCTTTTCAAGCTAATCAATTTGAAATGCAAGGTAATGGTTTGATTGAAAACTCATACGAAAAAAACGTTGACGTTTACGCAGTTATTAAAAAAATTGTTGACATAACAAAATCAGTGCCTTGGATAGTTGAACAAAAGCAAGCGTCTGGTAATTGGAAAATAATGAGCAATACATCCATTCACGATTTAATGGATGCGCCAAATGAAACTAAAGGATACACATGGAATGATATTGAAGAACAAGTTTTAACCTACCTATTATTAACTGGTAATGTTTATATGATTGGCGAAAAGCCATTTGCAATGGATGGAATAGCAGAATTAGATATATTACCATCAAATCACGTTTTAATTAGAACAACAGAATCATTCTTTAATCCTAAAAAAGAATATCAATTTTCAATAGGGACAACTACTAAAATTTATAAGTCAGAAGAAGTTGGACATATTAAGTTTTTTAATCCTGGCTATAATTCTGTTTTAGAATCACATTATGGTTTATCGGTTATTCAAGTAGCTTCAAAGGTTGTACAAGTTGGTAACGATAGATGGGATGCGAATGCCACACTATTACAAAATAGAGGTGCCGTTGGAATGATCACCGATAAGTCTACACGTCCAATGACTATGGATGAATCAAAGACGGCTCAAGAAACGTGGAATAATAACACCGCTGGCACTCGTAATTTCGGTAAAATACACGTTACTAACAAAGATTTAAATTACATTCAAATGGCTATGTCGCCTGCTGATTTACAATTAGTAGAAAATGGCGTTGTTAATTTACGCGCTATTTGTAACGTATTTGGATTAGATAGCTCTTTATTCAACGACCCTTCAAATAAGACGTATAACAATCAATTAGAGGCGCAAAAAGCTTTATATACAAATGCTATCATTCCTTTGAGTGATAAAATAGCAGAACACTTTACACGCTTTATTGCTAAGAATCACTTTCCAGATAAAACAGTTAGAATGCGCCAAGATTTCAGTAAGATTGAATGTTTGCAAGAAAATTTAAAAGACAAAGCTGATACGTTAATTAAGTTAAAAGACGCTGGTATATTAACGGCAAATCAAGTTTTAGAAAAGTTAGGCGAAGCAAAATCAAACGACCCAAACGCCGATGTTTTAAACAGTAAACAAAATATTTCAACACAACCGATACAACCTATTAATTAATTTATTATATTTACACAATTGTTTAAAGGATAAATACCTTTCACAAATGGAAAATAAAAACAAAAACATAAAAGCTGATAGCTCACAACTTAATAGTAGTGGGCTTGACTTGTTATGTTTAAACGATAAAGTAATTAAAAAAATACTAAAAGACAAACAAAAATTAATTAATTCAAAGGAGTGTTTTTGTAAATGATAGGTATTTATAAAATAACAAGTCCTACAAATAGAGTTTATATTGGACAATCTAAAAACTTAAAATATAGATTTGATACATATAGACGATTACATAAAGATGTTTCCGTATCTCCTAAGTTATATCGTTCATTATGTAAGTATGGTTATGCTAATCATAAAATTGAAGTTATTGAAGAATGTACTTTAGAATTATTAAATATAAAAGAAAGGTATTGGCAAGATT